CTTTTTCTAACTTTGAAATGGTCGAAGCACTAAAAATATGCGATGTTCCAACAGGCATATTGGTAAGAATATCCGATAAATTGGCTAGAATTGCTAATTTGCAGAGGAGAAACGGTAAAATGGCAATAAAAGAGGAAAAACTTGAAGACACCCTCTTGGATTTGATAAATTATAGTATAATTCTTACAAGTTATCATTTATACTCAAATGATAAAATAGAATTGTTGGAAAATATGGAGAAAGACTATGATAGTTCCAGGTAAGATATTAGAAAAGACTATAAATAAGCCAAAAGTGAACATACATTGCCTTACAGATGTTCATGTAGGTAGTAAAGCATTTGATAGAGCATTATTTCTAAAAGCAATAGAGAAAATTAAGAAAGACCCTAATGCTGTTTGGTTTGGAAATGGGGATATGTTGGAATTTATTCCACCAAATTACCATATTCCAGATAATGACCAGTTATTTGACAATAATGAGCAATATGAACAATTTGTTAAAATGGTAAGACCTATTTTTAGTAAATGTTTATTTATGAGAGGAGGAAATCATGACACACTTCGTTCTGTTAAATTAGCAGGAATAGATATTATTAGAGTTATGTGTGATGATTTAGAAATACCTTACTTTCCTTTTCCAGGATATACTGTAGTTAATTACAAAAAAGGAAGATTTGTAATGGCAAGTGGACATGGAAAAAGTGGAGCTAAAAATGGAGATATGGAATTATATAGATTAAGAAATATATTTCCTGAAGCTGATATGTACTATTTAGGACATAATCATCAACTGTATGCTAACCCTATAGACTCTTTTGAAATTATGAAAGAAGATGAAGAGGTAAAGAGACAATGGTTTGTTAGAGGTGGTTCGTTTATTGGATATGCAGAATATGCACGATATGCAATATTAGAACCTAAAACAAAAGGATGGGTAGAAATACAGTTGAGTGATAAAGAACCTAAATATATAGTACATCGTAAATGAAGAAAAGAAGAATTAAAGAGAAGGAGCACATTGTATATGAAACTATCGATGAACTTAGGCAGGTTATGCCACACGAAAAAATATATGATGATTGGAGAAATGCTCCTTTAGATTCTTGGGTGTTGACAGACGATGGGCAGGTATGTCAGATTCTTGACAAAGGCTCGTTAAATAATCATCCATATATACGAACAGCTATCGGAATGTTTCGTTGTGTTCCTTCTCAAAAAATAGAAGGAGAGTTTAAAGAGAATATATATTCGTTTAGTGGAAGAAGGTCAGAACATATTGCTAGAGATAGAAAGAATATTACTAAAAATGAATATTTATTTGCGAAATATATTGCGAAAGGAGAAGGGGTTGTAGATGCTTTTAAACATGCTTTTCCAAAATCGCAGTCAGAAAACTATATTAAAGAAAGAAGTAATTTATTACTGAAAACTGAAAGGGTTAAAAAATTGATAGATAAAGAAATACAAAGAATTTTAGAAGAAACAGAAATTACACCTAAATATCTTTTATTAAGAACAAAAGAAATAGTTGATAATGAAGAAGCTAGAGATAGTGATAAAATATCTTCTTTGAAGATGTTAATGGAAATTGCTGGTTTATTAGGGAAAAAAGAACAAAAAACAGAGTCAATTACTTTATTCAAAGGATTTAGTAAAGAACAATTAGACTTATTAGAGGGAGGAAAAAATGTCAAGAAGATTGCAACGCAAACCAGAGAATTGCCTGATATGCCAAAAGAAGATTAAAAAAACAATCGCACATGTACCAGTATTTGATTATTTCTTAAATGAAATGTATGAAATGCCTTTAGAAAGTAATATATGTACACATTGTTTATCTATATATGATAAAAATATGAATTTGGTTGGTGTTAATAAGAATTTTATAATGGAATATGGAGAAGCCTAGTATATCAGATAAAGAAGTTTTACTCCATAGGGCTTCTAAAGATTTAATACTGTTTGGTAAATTATTTCTACCAAATGATTTTTTACATAAATCCAAATCTCCCCCCTTTCACTACGACTTAGGTAAAAAATTAATTAGTACAAAACCAGGGGCTCGTATTTGTAATATTCTTCCTCGTGGTTTTGGAAAATCAGTATTAATGAAGGCTGCAATTATGCACAGACTTTGTTTTACTCCAAAAGACCAGGCTATGTTTATGGCTTGGGTTGCAGAAGAACAAGGACAATCTATTGACCATTTAAAGTATATTCGTTCTCATCTAGAAAATAATCAAGCTATAAGATATTATTTTGGAAACTTATGTGGTGCTGATGAAGGACAAAGATGGACAGAAAAAGATTTAGTAACAACTAAAGGACATCGTATTATTGCAAAAGGAACTTCACAACGATTAAGAGGTCGTGCTGAGGTAGATGTACGATATACTGGAATTATCTTAGATGACTTTGAATCTGAATTAAATACAAAAACAGCAGAAAGAAGAGATGAAATTAAACAATGGATTGTTTCTACTGTATATCCTGCTTTAGAAGAAACTCCTGGAAATGAAGGATGGATATGGTTATCTGGTACGATTGTACATTATGATGCTTTCTTACAAATGATATATGATGGTTACAATAATGCTAAAAAAGAAAAAAAACACTATCCTTGGCAAGTAACATTTATTAGAGCTATAGAAAAGGGAAAGCCTATTTGGAAAGAACAATTTTCTTTAAAAAAGCTAGAACAGAAAAAACAAGAATTTATAGAAGCAGGTAAAATAGATAAATTTGCTCAAGAATATATGAATGATGCAAGAGATTCTGCTTCAGCTACATTCCAAATTGATAGAATTAGATACCATAATTATGAATTTTTTACTGATGGACATTTTAGTTATTTAAAAAACGGTGAAGAGATGATACCTATTTATACATTCTTAGGAGTAGATTTGGCACATACAGCTACAAACAAATCTGACTATCAAGTAATTATGGTGATGGGTATTGATAGTAATAAAAATAGATATGTAATTGATTATTACCACGAAAAAATACCAGCATTTGATATGCCGAAAGAAATTTTACGAATTGCAAAACAATATGCTCCTATTAGAAGGTGTGCTGTAGAAACAGTAGGTGCTCAAGAAATGGTAAGAGATATGGTAGAAAGAATGGCAAGAAAAGAAAAAAGATTGCTTCCAGGTATTAATAAAGGAGTAAGACCACCTCACGGAATTAAAAAAGAAGATAGATTAGAAATGTCTCTTGGAAGTATTGTAAATAGTAGGAAACTATATATCCGTAGGGAGCATACAGAACTTATAGATGAATTATTTGAATTTCCTAAAGGAAGACATGATGATTTGCTTGATGGGTTGTATTATGCAGACTTTTTTGCTAAGCCTCCAAGGAGTGGAATTATTAAAAATGATGAGTATGAATCTCCTGAAGATATGTTTCCAAAAGTGAAAACTAAAATAAATTGGATGACAGGATTAAAAATATGAGATTTCGTGCTATACTTGGTAGTAAATTCTTTAGGGATATGGCATCTAATTATACATTAGACGAATATATTAACTACTTAAAAAGGGTAGAGGGCTACAAAAATAAAGTAGGGGATAGATTTTATCCATATGATTCTCCAGAAGGAGGACTAAAAACGATTGGATATGGATATAAAATTAGAACAGACAAAGAAGAATTAAAACTTGAGGCTTATGGTATGTCTGAAAAAGAAGTAGAGAATACATTAAGAAACGAAGCTGAAATTTCTATGATGAAAGCCAAAAATCATTCTATTAAAAATGATATTGATTGGAGAGGAGTTGATGATAGGTTGAAATATGCTCTTGCTGATTATTGTTTTAATGTAGGAAGTTTAAAAGGATTTCCAACTACATCTAAATGTCTAATGAATAATGATGTAAAAGGTGCAATAGAAGATGACCCTACCAGAGAAGGATTTAAACATTATGAAAGAACATTTAAAGATAGTAATGGAAAAAGACATAAGCTGGGAAGAAATAAAGAATTTTATAAAGAGTTTTTAGAACCATACATAGTATAATGGCACAAATAAAAGAAGACCAAAAAGCAAAAGACAATAGAGAACTATTTCAACAATATGCTGATGCTCGTAAAGATTGGGATGTTGAGGCAAGAGATGCAGTTGATTTTACTTTAGGCAATCATTATACCCAAGAAGAGTCTGATATATTACAATCTATTGGACAAGCAGATTTTACGATTGATAGAATTTATGCTGCAATAGATAAACTTAAATCATTAATGACAGCAAGACCTGTTAAGTTTAGCGTTACTGCTAGAGAAGATTCTGATGTTAAAATGGCTAATGTTTGGAAAATTTTATGTGAATACATTTATGATATATCAGATGGACAACATCATTTTAAACAAGCTGTTCATGATTATACAACTACAGGATTAGGTTATTTTTATGCTTATATAGAACCTGAAGCTGATTATGGTAGAGGTGAAGTAATGTTTACTCATCTTAATCCATTTCGTGTTTATGTAGACCCTGCTTCTAGAGATAGGTATTTTAAAGATGCAGCAAATATATTATTATCTACAATCCTTACTAAAGAACAATTATTAAATTTATATCCAGATGTAGAGCCATTTTTACCAGATATAGAAACTTATAATATGTCTGATATGTATAGCGATTATCCTGATTCACAAAAGAAAAATTCTGTTTCTCTATTTACTCCTGCAGAGATAGATAATAAAGATTGGAAATCTAGTATAGGAGAACGATATAGAATTATAGAAAGATTTAGCAAAGTAAGAGTTCCTTATTATAGAGTTGCAGACAATAAAACTGGTCAAGAAAAGATTATGAGTTCTGAAGCATTTAAAATGTTTGCAGAAGAAAATGAAAAATTATTTGAAATGAATGTATATGAGTATGTTGAAATACCACAAACAAGAATTAAAGTTACAACTTCCTTGGGACAGGTACTATTATATGAAACTATATTAGATACTGATATTTATCCAATTATCCCAATTCCAAATATATGGACAAATACACCTTATCCTAAGTCTGATGTTAATAAGGTTAAAGATATGCAACGATTATTAAATAAATTGTTTTCTTTAGCTTTAGCACATGCACAATCATCAGCAGGTCTCAAGTTGCTTGTCCCTCAAGGTAGTGTAGATAGTATTGCTCAAGTAGAAAAAGATTGGGCTAATCCTAATGCAGTAATTGAATATGACCCAAGTTATGGAGAACCACATTTCCCAGCTCCTCAAGCATTATCAGGAGAGTTCTATCAATTAATCAATCAATGTGAACGATATATTGATTTGAATTTTGGTGTTCCTGAATTATTACAAGGTATGAAAGAAGGTGCACCT